AAGCGCCCTGTCAGGGATAGGCTTGGCTGGTGTGTTCTTGGTCGCGGGGGCACGAATCGAACGTGCGTGGGACGGCTTATGAGGCCGCTTGGGAGCCAGCATCCTCCCCGCGAAATGTTTGGCAGGCTCGCTCGGATTCGAACCGAGGTTGCACGGTTTTGGAGACCGGCGTCGTAGGCCGCTGGACCACGTGCCTGCATGTGAAAAGTTTAACGCGACAGGACCTTGAACGAGTGCGCCTGATCTAGCTTGCGCGCTTCGAAGGTGTCAACGTACTGTGGGACGTTCGGAGCCAGGAGGGCCTCAACTTCGCCATCTTGGTAGACCCGAAGGTTCACGGTTCCGTTGCTGTTGATCTTGGTGACGACCGCTGCTAGCGTCTCATCAGAGAGACCTACGTACTGCACCGCTTGACCGACTTGCACTTTCAGTTGTGACATAATCCTCCTTATGCTGTCGCTGTGATCTTGAGCATGCTTCTGCCTGCTAACATCTGCAGAAAGTTGCGTGCTTGGATCTTTGGGTCAGCTCCCTCTATAGTGTGAAGCTGCACGGCTTGTTCCAAGATCCACAGTAAATTCGTCTGCGAGATCTCGTAGTACAATTCTCCCAATAGCATACTTCCTCCTTTTGCGGTGTACGGACTCAACATAACCGTCGCTCCCGCTTTTGGTTCCCTCGCCTCGACTCGAACGAAGATTCGCTGATTCAGAGTCAGCTGTCCTACCATTGAACGACAGGGGAACATGGTGCATCCGGCAGGCAACGATCCTGCAACCTTTCGGTTAAGAGCCGACTGCTCTGCCAATTGAGCTACGAATGCATGGTGCGTCCTGATGGATTCGAACCACCGATGTCTCCGTGGAGATGCAGGGTTACAGCCTGCCGTTTTCAGCCTCTCAACCAAAGACGCACAACTCATTATACTACAACCTTACTTACCTTGTCTATCTTTGAAGCGCTTGCGGATTTCTTCCACACTCACAGGGTAGGTCTTGACGACCGTCACCGTGTTCCCAGCTGCGTCCGTGCTGCTGATCTCTACGTGATCGTTATAGATGTCAGGCTCCCACGGTTTTGTAAGGGCCTCTGATCCTTGTACAGGTCGTTTCATTCTCCTCCTTAGTGAGACTGGCTGCCGCACGCGAAGTGCGTCGAGTCCACAACCCAAGAGTCAGGCTCAACCGCTCCGTTCAGTACAAAGTTCTGTGTGTAAGGACAGAACAGAACCGATGAGCTGAGTCCAGTATAAATCAAGTTCGTAAGCGCTGCGCCGCCTGTGTTGAGACCGAAGCCGCTCACGTTGTACAGCGAGCTGGCGCTAGGCGATGCGGGACAGATAAGTCCTGGTGCCGCTGTGGATGCCTGAGCGTAGTACCAGTCGCCGCCGATAATGTTGATCAGCGTCAGACCGGTCGGAGCAATGGGGCAGGATTCATGTCCTTCGAAGTGCACTGACTTCAGATCGGCGTTGACGTTGCCTGCGAGATCCGCGACGGTATTGTAGTCGAAGGATGTATCGCTGATGCGCCACTGCGCTCCCGTGCCGTTGAAGTAGATCCCGGTGCCGCCGTTGTAGATGGCTGAGCCGCCGTCTATGACCATCTCTTCGCCAGTGTTCGTCGCACCGTTTACGTTGGCGTAGATGCCAAAGGTGTTAGCCTGGAGACGAACGCTGTGCAATCCGAGAAGCCAGACGTTGTTCCCGTTCGTGACGCCCTTGTTGAAGCTCCAGAACTGGGTATTGAGTACTGTTACCAAATCCGCGTAGTCTCCGGACGGGCTGATGACACCAGCGGGATCGCCGCCGAGATAAAGTCCGATGTCCGTGACCGCGCTCGGTGTTCCGTGACCAATGAAGTTGCAACCGCTGATCAATGTCGTCGCGCCCACTAGTTCAGGGCCTGCGAGGATCACTGCCTCGCCGCTGTTGTTCTGCCAATAGATCGGGGTGCCCTGACAGTACAGCTGATTCTTCAGGTTGATCTTCATCGACGTTGTCTGGTTGTATGATGCTACCGAGGCGTCAACCAGGATCGCTCCGTAGTTGCTGCCTAGATACGTCGAAGCTGCCGTTACCCATGCGCCAATGTCGGTGCCGTTGCACCAGGAGGGCTTTGTGGACAGCGCGCAGTTAGATGCATCGAGTACCGGCGCGAACTGCTGACCGGTGGGCGGCACAGGACCGCTGGCTCCGACCTGCTGTGTCCAGTACGTGGAGTTCACCTGCAAGTTGTTGCAAGGATTTTGCCCAGTGCTTCCTTGGACAGCCTGATAGAAAATGCCGTAGAACTCGACCACGTTGCCGGTGACATACGGAACCTGAGGACGGAATGTCGTCTGACTCTGGTTACCGCCGCAGGGCCAAGGTCCGATCTGCGCATGTGCCTTGGGCGCGAATAGCGTCGCAGCGAAGAGCAAGATAAACAGTAGAGCAGTCTTCATTTAAATCCCTTTCGAAATGGTGCAAGAAGAAGAACTTGAATCTCCAACCTCTCGGTTATCAACCGAGTGCTCTAACCAATTGAGCTATTCTTGCGTGGTGCGCGCGGCAGGACTTGAACCTGCGACCTACCGCTTAGAAGGCGGCTGTTCTGAATCCAACTGAACTACACGCGCTTAGCTTCCTGCTACTCCGTACTTGTCGCTGGTGGTATCTCCGTTGACGTACAGCCCAGTGTTAGTGAGCAGAACGACAATCTGCTCGCCCTTGGCTAGAGGGAAGCCTGTAGTAGCCGCTGCGCCTAATTTTGCCTGGACATAGACGATGCCGCTGTTTGTTGCCAGTGCCTTGATGACCAGAGTCTGTGCGTAGGAAAGTGGTTCTACTCCGCTCGGATCTAGTGCCTGCTGAGTGCCGCCAGTTGCGATAGCGGCGTTGAAAAGAATTGCGTTTGCCATGGTGCTCCTTATTTTGGCCCTGCGTGCTGCAGTGCTGCTATGCTTGTTTGTGGCAGTGCTGAATTCCAGACTCGCATATAAGCCAGTCCTCCTCCGTATATCTCCGATCCGTCTGCCGGTCTCTGACCGATGCGCATCGGCTGGGTGCTGGATATTGGCGGAATGAAGGTGTCTTCGAATGTGGTCAGGGAAATCGGACTGCCGTTGAGATACGCCTTGCACCCTGCGACCGTGTTGCTGCCGTCATAGGTCAAGGCCCAGAACTGCGCAGCCGACAAAGCGAACCCATTGTTGTTGTACACCAGCAGGAATGACGCGGCTCCGGCGTTCACGCCTGGGGCTATGGAGGGCCATTGGGTGTTGCCAGCACCTGTGCCTATTTCCCACCCTGTGTATCCGCCACTAACTTCCAGGTTGGATAAGATTGCGCCGCCCTGTGTTGGGTACGCCCAGAAGGCGACAGTCCAGGGTTGTGTACCATTGAAGTCCAGGCTGGCGTCGTAGGCGTTGGCGTTGGCGACTGTCGGTGTTGTTGGGGTGAACTGTGCCACTGCAGAAGCGCCCATGCCGGTGTTTGTTGCCCAGGTCAATCCTGTTGCCGTGAAGTTCGTGGTTCCGATTTGGTCAAAGAATGTATCTCCCGAACCTTCGTTCATGGGCCAGAAGTGAATCGCTGCAGGGACAGGACCCGCTAGCGGTCCTGCTGTATACAGGGCGGTGACTTGTGCCTGTGTCAGAGTCACGTCGTATATTCGACAATCTTGTTCTGCCGCTCCTTCAACGCCGAGAAGGTTGGTACCGTCTACACGTCCGCCCATTAGTAGAGGAGACGTAGACGAAACGGCGTTTCCCGAGAGCGTGTTAAGCTGTGTAGTAAGTGTCTGGGACACCCCGTTGATGTAGATTGTCACACCAGAGACGTCTTGATTCCCGTTGTAGGTCACTGCGATGTGAGTATTAATTCCTGTGGGAAATGCGTTCAGGGGCGTGTGCAGTCCTATTCCGAGACTAGAAGAAAAGTTGCTATAGATGGCAAACTGCAGAGCACCATCGTTCACCAGAATTTCCCATCCTGAGTAGGAAGGAGATGCTTCCAGATTTCCTAGAATCTGCTGCGTGGCGCTGGGGGTGTTAAGTAGTACCCAGTTGCTGACCGAGAACGGAGTCGTTCCGCTAAAGTTGAATGCTGCTCCGCTCGCGGTCTCCATGGGGAGACTCTGCGTGGTGTTGAACACGGCATACGGGGCTATCAGTCCGTCTCCAGGGTTGGATTCCCAACTGGACGGAGGATTACCAGAGCTGGTTAGGTTGTTACCTGCGACAGAGTCGATGAACGTGCTACCCGTTCCTTCGTTGATGAGCCACCACGCGATGGGGTTCGGGAATCCAGATCCGCCGCCGCTACCGCCGAGGATGATCTGCTGAATCAGCGCGGGATTGAGTCTGTGATACTTGTTCGGATAGACAATCATGGTTCTCCTAATGGTGCACACGGCAGGACTTGAACCTGCGACCCTCCGCTTCGTAGGCGGATGCTCTAAATCCAACTGAGCTACGCGTGCGTAAATCTAAACTTGGTCAGGGAACCTGGGATCGAACCAGGGCCACAAAGTTCCAAACCTCGGATGCTACCGCTACACCATCCCCTGACTGGTGCCCCTGGAGAGATTCGAACTCCCACGCTCGCGCGGCTGGTTCTAAGCCAGCTGTGTCTGCCTTTTCACCACAAGGGCACATAGCAGTTTTTTCCTCGGACTGCTTACCGGGCTTGGAGCGGATACAGAGACTTGAACTCTGACCAATTGGGTGGAAGCCAATCATGCTGCATTGACACTATACCCGCTTATCTTGTGGAGCCCCCAGACGGGTTCGAACCGCCGACCTACGGTTTACAAAACCGTCGCTGCTACCAACTGAGCTATAGAGGCTTACACTTACACTTGCCTGGGGCGTCTGGGCAATAGACCCAGTGAAGGAATTCCTTCCATCCGCTGCCAGCAGGTTCCACATACTTCTTGGGTTCTTCCTTCTTCATATTCTTTTCACTCTTGACTTCACGAACGCATCAGGGAAGATCGAGAACAGGTTGAGCTGCCACTCGACGATCACCTGACCGAGTACTTTGAATCCGTTTGACTTCGCGTAGAAGCGAAAGAACTCTTCCGCGTCCTCTTCGCTGCCGGGGCTGCTGATGGTCGTCTGAAGATACATCACTTCACCTTCGACTTGATCGTATCGCTCAGCCTGTCGAGCATGTCCGTGAACCAGTTGCCGGACTTGTCTTCCGGAACTGTCCGGTCGTACGGTCTGTCGTCCACTAGATTGCCAGTTGCCTGGGCATCCAGGATGATTGCTGCGCAGGCTATAGCGTGACCGAGGTGATGAACCTTGCTGTCGGAAGCGGTCTCCTGCCCTTCAAACCACGCCATAGCGTGACGCATAAGTGCGTCGATGTAGATGCTCGCGATCACGGAGTTGCCGCGCCAGTTATAAGGTCCGTACTTGGCAGCTCCATCCATCATTGCCATTGCTCCCATCACTGTCCCGATTGCTGGGAACTTGGTGATGGACACCTTCTTGTTGCCTATCAGATCCTTGGGGTTCTGTCCCATGGTCACGTTGCTTGCTGGACTGTATACCATTCTTCTCCTGAATGAGTTTGCTTTCGGGGCTCGGACTATTTCGCGCGCGCTAGTCCGATAGTTTTACGCGAGACCCAGAACTTTCTAAACGATTACTTGGCGCGTCTCGACCAGGGGCTGATTGTCATCGTTGTAATAGATATGAGCGATGAGTCCCTCATCTCGATTCCATACGAATCCTTCCGCAGATCGTAGATTGCCGGTAAACCCCATCTGACTATGCCAATCATCAGGAGGACATAGAGCAGGCAGAACACGTACACGACATCCGTGGTATTCATCCATCTTGGTCTTATGCTCATGTCCGCAGTGCACCTCCCTAAAGATTGTGGCTCCCCAAATGTCAGGGCGCTCTGTTGCGAATTGCAGAGGATAGTCTGTGCGCTTGCCCTTGTGACCGTGGCAGTACATCAGACCGACCTTGCCGAATTGGTGATACTTGCGCGGCGTCGGCTCATTCTCTACAGTGACGTCGGAGTACTTGCTGAACCAGATCGCGAGAGATTCTCCAAGATGCCACGCTGAGAGTTCGTCATGATTACCGGGTACAACGATGACTCTGACAGGGGCGATACTTCGCAGCTTTTCAATAGCATTGATGACTGCTCTGCGAGCTGTGCGGAAAGTCTTTTGATATCTTCCATCCGTAGTGACAACGGTTCCTGAGGTTGTTCGTCCTTCGGTGTCGTCTGCCTGCAGGAGGTCGTTTCCAACAACGAACACAACTTCATCAAATCTATAACCACGTGATCTGAAGACAAGTCCGTCAACCGCTCGCTCATAGATGCGCTCCGCAATTTTGTTGTCGTAGTTCTCGTGCCCGGTCTCTTCTCCCCATGCCAGTTTGCCGAAGTGGACGTCTGGGATGTTGACTTCCAACATGTTGCCGGACAGTGGCGACTTCTCTCTGAAGATTGGCAGAGGTTCCGGAGCGTTCTCCTTCGCTTCTGCGAAGAGGTCTGCGATCTCCTTGATGACTGCTTCGACGTCCTTCTTCTTCTTGAAGGTTGCCTTGACCTGATACAGCGGCACGGTGAGGGCAGTCTTGGTCTCTGCGATGCCTGTCGTGTAACCCATCTCCCACTTGTTCGCGATGAAGCGCTCGACTTCCCAGATCTGGGTATCGACTTCAAAGTATTCGATCAGCTGTGCAAGCGTGTGGATGCGAGTCTTCTTAAGATTCAGCGTCCAATGATCGTTGCTCTCAGTGCTGGTTTCATCCGGATCGGACGAGGGGATCTCGACACCGAATGCTAGTTCCAGAAGGATGTCCTTCCAGGATGACCAGTGCTTGTTGAGTTCGTGCTTGCTGTATTCCCCTTGTTTGACGTACTCGTCGCGTGTGATCACTTTGCCGGACGGTAGTAGGTTTTGGACACGTGTAACGTCGGCTAGAATTGCAGCCTTGGTTGCGTTAGGCATGAACCTCCCGTTGATTATGTTACCATTGTACTAGACTGACGCTTGGTTGTCAACCTTTATTTTCTTATGCTTAGCACGGGCCGCGCGGTGCGCCGGAGAGATCGTGGTGGTGATCGTCTGTCCGAAGTTGTTGTTGAGTGCGGCGGCAATTACTGATAGCGCTGCTCGTGAGTCTTCTCTCATCTCTGATAGTGCTGACACAATGGACGCTGTTTGAAAGTTAACAGCCTTCTCCATCGAGGCGTTGGCGGCGATGAGCTTGTCTGCCGCATCAGTGGCGTTCTTCTGAATGTCGTCTTTGAAGTGCGTGAGATAATCCCAAAGCTTGTATCCGCCCACAACGGCAGCGCCGAGCGCAAGCCAGTCGTGTAGAAGGGCGTAAAGTGTAATTGTACCAAACTCAACTATCATTGTCAATCCCCTATTTTGAAAAAGGTGAGGCTGTTCATATTCGCCGCCACCTGCCGGTTGGGGTGATTGAGAACTTTCTCTTTGAACCACGGATTGTCGATGCGCGTCATATCCGCCCAGTACTTCGCGCCGCACGATAGGTCCGTCGCGGAACCGCTGAAGATCGTATCCACGTCATGGAGCAGGTGGACGAACGTCGGGTCCCACATTTCTGGTGTTCCTGTTGGTTGCTCGATGGTTGCCGACTTCGCCGGTATCTTGTCGAGGATGTCGAGCCACGATCCCCATCCTGCGCGGTAGCGATTAGCCAAGCAGGACATTATTGCGCAGCTTGCTAGATGACCGCCGTAAGTCCTACCAGCTCTCCAGCCGTATAGCACCAGCTGTCCCTTCAAAAAATCGTCTTGGCGTAAAATTTGGAACCTCCTTTCAAGTACAGGATGGCGTTGTGCAGCGCATCAGCATTGTCCTTGAACTTTCCAAGAGCAACGTTGCAGTCATCGCAGATAATCCCACGCACGCACTGACCGCAGCTTCTCTGCCCTTTGCAGCATTTGTGGTCATGGTCGATATGCGGGAGGTTCGTGTCAGTGAAAAGCTCACGACAGATCCAGCATGCATTGCCCTGCAGCACAAGGTTGAGTTTGTAGTCCTCCAGCTTGAGGCTGTACTTATTGAGCCTGTTCTGCTGAAGCTTCTCTGGATTCTCAGAGAGCCAGGCTTTTCTATTTTCCTTAACATGATCCTGACGATGGTAGTCCTTGACCTTCAGGTTGTGACAAAGCTTGCAATGGGACCTGTGCCCTTTGGGAAGGGTCGAGTCCTTTGTCATTTCATCTACGGTCTTTGGCTGCTTGCACTTTGTACAGATCACGATTTCTTCTTTCCTCCGCTCATTGCCTTTGCAGCTCCATTATACACCGATGGGTTGGTCTTTGTCGAGGGTTTGTTTCCTCTGTTGTGGAGTTGTTCGGCGTAAGCGTTGGCGCTCTTGACGTCGTTGAACTTGCCGAGATGCTCTCCAGTCTGCTGGTAGTGCTGTAGCGCCTGTTTGAACATCTGCTTCTCAGCCGGGCTACCCTCGGGTGGCTTCTTTCCGTCCGGAGTGAGGAACTTGCCGTTGACGATGGTCGGAACTAGGACTTCCTTTCCGTCCACGTTGAACGAGGTCGAGTACTCCGAGCTGTGCGAGCCGTCTGCGTTCTTGACCGTGGGGCGGTTGGTGATGTCCAGATTCCCAGGCTCTGCGAGTCCCTTGGGGTTCTGCACAGCCATGGTCTTGGAGGTGTCCACCTTAGCTGGTGGAGGATTGTGAACATCCTTACTTGACATAGCTTCGAGCATTGCCTGACCGCCGCGCGGTGCTCGCGCTTCGGTGTTGATCTTGTCGTCAGCGCCGCCAGTAGTGGTCGGCTTGATCGTAGATAGCGGAGCCTTGGCGATGTCCTGAATCCAGGGCTTCAGCCTTGTGTCCTTGCCGCCGCTCTCAATGTACTTCTGCACAATCGTCGCTGCCTGCTCGCGGGGCAGGTCCGTGAAGGTCTTGCCTTGCGCGCGAAGGGTGTCGATGTTGCTGATGTCATACGGAGCGTCGGGGTTGCCTGCTGGGATCTTCGCCTGCACGGAGGGGGCGAGGTTGTCCTCAAGCACGTGTGTTGTCTCGTGCGCAAGTGTTCCTGCTCTTCCACCGGGCTGCTGGTTCTCGTAATCGTTAAGCTTTGACTTGTCTGGAATATTGACCGTGTCCGTGCTGCCCGGAGATCCTGGAGGGTTCACGTACCCGAGCATCGTTCCTTCTGAGCGCTGAGTGTCTGGCGTAGAGGAAGCGCCGGTCATCACGTCAGTGTCGCCCGAAGGCTTCACGTAGTTCGTCTGATCAGCCTGCTCACGAATGGCAGCAGGCATCTGATCTAGATCGGCTTGGCTAACTGGAACTGGTGTTGAATCGCTCACTTGTCATACTCCAGAAACTTCTTGCCACTATTGGGGTGCGTTCCCAGGATGGTCGCCGGATATTTCCCGTCAACCATTACACGCTTGCCGAAGTCCTGGTGAAAATTAGGCTGCGGCGTAGCTGCTGCCGGACCTGCGACCGGCGCGCCCTTGAGCGCTAGGCTCGCGCCTGTGTGCCCAGCTGCGTCTATTTTCGTAAGTGCATCGTACATCTTGAACAACTTGATTGCTGCGCTTCCAGTATCAGGGTTGTACAATACGGAGTCTGCAAGTGCCCCGAGAGGCATCTTTCCAATCTTCGGAATGCTCGATAGGAAACTCCAGAAGCCCTTTCCGGATGTGGGCTCTGCCATGACGTTGAGGATGTTGTTGTAGTTGTTCACTCCATCCTTGCCTAGCAGTCTGCTCCAGGCGTCCTTGTTCGCCACAGATCCAAACGCATTGTTGAATCTTGCTGGAAGTTTTCTCAAAAACTCGGCTGTTGCGTTGGGAGATATGGCTGCTGTGAAGCTTCCCTTCTGTGTTCCTTTGACTCCCGTTCTCATCGCGTCGGCAACCCACTCCATGCGCATGTGCTGCTTGTACAGCTCGTTGGCTGCGTCCAGTTCCTCAGGGCTGACGCTTGCCTTAGATCCGTACTTGGCAACGAAGGCTTTCATTTCGTTTTGGAGGGCGGGAATCTCTGTTCTAGCTGCGTCTCTTATCTTAGGATCAAGAACTGTGTTCGCCTCTGTCTTCTTGGCTACTTGCAGCTGATGCTGAATTTCGGAGAACAGCTTTGGCTTCGGAGGTGCCGGTGCATCGGGGACTGGCTTCTTGACTGTGCCGTCCGGTTTGAACTTCTCTCCGTTCTTGGCGTCCCAGTCGGCGATTGCTTGCGCGTTGTCTCCGGTAGGATTCGGTCCTGGTCTTGGGGAAACCGTTGGCTGCGTCGCCGTGGGCTTGTACCCTGAATTGGGTCCGTACTTCTGCTCCCACTCGGCTACGTCGTTCAGCGCCGCGTTGTCCAGCTGTTGGTATGTCTTCTGCGCTTCGTCCTTCATGAACTTGACAGTGTCGTCGAAGTCCTCAAGGTGCGGAGCGAATGGGGCTGTTGGCTGTTCGCCGCGAGCCGTACGTAGGCGATCTACCAGATCCATTGCGCCGCTGGTGATTGTCTTCTTGCTTGCCTGCGCTCCGGCAGCCTCCTGGGTCTTCTGAAACGCCTTCGCGCCTTCTTTGGTTGACCACTTGGTTGCGAGCGGAGTAGCGCCGTTACCTGCAGTACCCATCGTCGGGTTGTTCTTCGAGACGGGAATGTCCGTGCCTTCAACGTTGGCAACGTCCGGAGCCGCTGACTCTGCGTCTACTGCCATGGCGTCTGCGCCCTTGGCTAGGGTGCCGAACGCTCTTCCCATACCCCAGGTTGCTAGGGGTCCTAGCAGGTCTCCTGCTAGAGATCCGAAGTTGTGATCGTGCATGTCTCTGTTAATGTCGTGACCTTCCTCCTGGAGGAATGGTCCGGCACCTGGGACAGAGCCTGCTATCGGAGAGTCGAACGGTTTGATTAGGATGTCCGACAGTGCGCCGGTTCCGTTACCTGCCTTCCAGTCATCGACCGCGTTCTGCACGCCGTTGTTGACTTCGTTCTCAGATGCCTGCAAATGGCTGTTCCAGACATTTGGAATGTCCTTGATTCTGTTTACGACCGATTCAGCTCCTGCACTAGGAAGGGCTCCATTCTTTCTGTCCATATCGAGCTGCTTCTGAAGCTGCTGGAGAGGATGCATTAGGAGGCTTGCGAAGACCTTTCCCATCGGGCTGTTATTGTCTCCTGACCCGAAGGTTGTAAGAGAGATTAATCCCTGCTGCGCAGCTTCCAGTCCTGCCTTGGTATCGCCTGCCTTAAAGGCATCGACAGCCTGCTGGTAGTACTCGATGGGCGTGGTGACCACGTGCTTGGTTTGCTGGTAGGCAGCGTTAGCAATGTCGCCGACACCTGAGTGCTTCCACCCTGATGCGACGCTATTGCCTGCCACCGTCATGAAGTCTTTATTGTAATCTGTAGGAGTCGGTGCGTCGTCCCCGAGATCTATACCTGCCATGTCAGGCGGGGTTGCGGGAGTGCCTGCGTCGCCGCCTGCCGCCGTGCTGCCGCCTGTTCCAGGCTGTTGTCCTGGGTTAGGCGCGTCGTCGCCGAGGTCGATGCCGGTCATGTCGGGCGCGGTCATGTCAGGCGCGGACGGAGCCGCGCTCTGGTTAGGTGCTGGAGCCACAGGAGCAGACTGTGCTGGTGCTGGTGCCGGTATGTTTGCGCCATTTCCTGTTACAACTGTTTCTGGTCCTGACATAGTGCTCCCTTTATTGCTGCGGTGCTACTGGTAGTTTGCTGATGGGCTTTCTGTTCGCGTCAACTGCAACCCACGAGGTCTGTCTTCCAGTCTTGCTGTCGTTACCTGCGACCCACTTAACCGCTCCCGGAGGCAGCGGCGTTGTTGGCGGCTTGTTGAAGACAGCAGCATTAGCTGCCTTTACGCTTGGCTGCTGGTAAGGTTTGGAAGCCGGTACGGAGTCTCCTCCACCCGTTCCTGTCTGAACATCCCACGGTGCTTCGTAGTGCTGTCCATCGGCGTTCACGCGGTTCTTGAGGAACTCTGTCGCCTTTGGTGCCACGTTCTGAAGATGTCTACCCGTGATGTTAATGCTCTTCTGATCGAGAGCTGTTAGCTTCGGGTGGATAAGTCCAGTTCCCATGTCGATGATCGACTGTACCTGATCGTCGGTGATGCCGCTCTTTCCGTCTCCGAAGTGCTCGCGGTATCCTGCAATGGTGTCCTTGTCTGGGACGAAACCATTATTGAGGGTCTTGGCAAGTTCTGCCGAGACCGCGTTGGCGATGAAGCCAAACGTCTCCGGAGCTGTCGCACCGACTGATGCGCCAACCTGACGAGCGATGGAGTTGAGTGCCTGCACATTGCCGCCGTGCATTGCGCTTTGCATTGCTGAAGACAGCGTGCTAAGCTCTGACAGATGCTGTAACGATGCGTTCGCCGAGGATACAAATCCACCCTCGCCTGCCGTCTCGTTATCCATGCCGGTGACAAACTTCTGCTTAGCTGCGTAGTCGGTTTCGTCAAACCCTGGACGGTCATTGCTGAGCCACGGGTTGAGGAAGGCAGCGTAAGCAATGGCTGTCTGTCTATCGATGCCCTGATCCTTGAACCACTCCTTGTTGGAGAAGTCTGCGGGACTGACCTGATAATGCGCGAGCTTGTAGACAGTGTCGAAGGTCGGAGGAATCTGGAATCCCTTGCTGGCGAGAAATTCTCTTGCCTGCGTCGGTCCCATAGTCATGATCTCTGGGTGATCCGATGGGACGTATCCCTGAGGAACTGTCAACCAGTGCATGCGCTCCTTGTAAGCCGCCTGCTCCAGTGCGTCCTTGCCCTTGGCTGTGGCGACAGTATCCTGCACCTTCTGATCAGTTTCCTGCTGGTTGACGAGCGCTCTTACGCGCTCCGTCCCGCCGAAGAACTTATACATCAGCTGCGCGCCGGACTTAGACTTCATACTCGAAATGGCGTCTCCGATATTAGGCACGCCCTTGTTCTTCTGGGCAGAATCCTTCATGCCGTTCTCGAACTGGAAAATGGCATTGTCGAAGCCCTTGTTCTCTCTTGCGAACTGCTGAACATCTGGTAGAGGCTGTCCTGCAGGAGTTTGTCCTGGCTGGCCGCTGCCTGCAGTCATTTTGGTAAGAGAGGTAGCGTAGTTCTTTGCCGCGTTCGGATCGCCGTTAGTCCATGTATCTGAGAGCTGTGATATAGTCCAGTCGGGGTGATGCGCTCTCTTGTACTCCACGTCAGCTTCAGCTGCAGCGGTTCCTTCCTCGTCTGTCTTGAAGATGCGGAACCCAGTCTTGGGATCGAAATCCACACTGTGGTCTGCCATCTGCTGCGGGGTTGCTTTCAGGTTCGTCGGGTTGTGAAAGCGCGCGGCGGGTGATGGGCTTCCGTCTGGATTAGTCTTCCCTTCATTCTGCGCAGCTGCCTGTACTAGGTCGTGCGTAGTGTAGTTCCATGCCGGGGTCTTATTCGGATCTGGAACTGTAGATGCTGCTGGCTGTCCTGGTGTTCCTCCGTCCGCACGCGTGAGCGTGTCGTTCCAGCGAGTTGCGTCAGCCTGGAATATCTGCTGAGTTGCGACCTTGGTGGATGTGACCGCCGCTCCAGGTCCGCTCACAGTTGCGCTGTTAGCAACTTCTGAGGTTCCCTTTGGGTAGATTCCGCCAGTCTCTGCTTCCGATGCCCAGTCGTGCAGATCTCCGTCACCGTCCTTCATGGACATAGGAGCCGTGCGCTTGATCATTGCGTACGTTGCCTGCCACGCCTTACGGGACCCTGGAGTCTGTTCGGTGGATATGTTGCCGTGAATGTCCTTGTACTCCTGATTACCGTTACCGTCCGTCTGCGCGATGTACCCGTCAACTAGTGGGTAGAACTCAGTGATCGGATAGTTCTTGTGGAAGCTAGGACTGTGAACCATGTCTTCCGTTACGTGCTCTACAGGGACATCGTCTGGGTTCTGATCTTTAATGCTCTGGATCATTGGGGCGTGCAGCTTTTCCAAGTTCTGGAACTGCTCTTCGTCCTGACGAGCCATGGACTGCTGGAGCTGAAGCATTCTCATGTTCGCTTCTACAGACTGAAGCTGGCTAGTGCGCTCTTCGTCCGCGTTCTTCAACGAGGTTGCGTTGGCTGCCAGAACTTGCTGGCTGCTCTTCTCACCCTGCTCAAGACCGGCTTGCGCTGCTTCTCCGATTGCGTTTGGTCCGTGCGCTCCTGCACCGGCAGCTATGCCTTGGACCGCGTGGATGGCAAGCGTTGCCAGGATCTGTCCCATGCTTGGGTGGGCGGCAGTTGTTTCTACCGCTCCGGTCACTGGGTTGTACTTGCTCGTGGTCGCGTTGTTCAGACCGCTCAAGTACTTCGCGCTCGTCATCAGCGCTCCGAGGAACTTGCTCGGTGGCTTGTCTGGCTGCGGAGTGTACGCAGCTGGTTTTGCTGGAGACGCTGTCGCCTTAGCTACGCTGCCTGGGGCCGCAACTGCGGGATTCTGCACATCGGACGGAGTGCTGTCAGGGTTCGAAGGGTCGAGGCTGCCTGTCTTTACGTTCCCTGCGCCATCTTCCTGCGGAGGGGGCGCAACGCTAGACACAGCTCCACCATCTGGAGGATTGGACGTGCCGGTGTCTCCACCTGCCTGATTGGTCGTTGGCACCTGTGCTGGAGGAGTCTGCGGGTCCACGGATGTCGTCTGGTCGGACTGTGCCGGTGTGCTGCTATCGTCTACTGACATTGGTTTCCTTTATGCTGTTGCCCACTTTGTAACGCCTGCTGATGCTGCGCCTGCTGCATCTCCGAGAACGCTCGAAGCCAGCTGCCAAGGAGACTGAGCCGAAGCTGCAACCTGATTGGTCTGGTTCGCCGCTGATGTACCAGCGCCTGTTGCCGCGCTTGTGGCGGAATCGGCTGCTCCGAATACTCCCGGTGCCTGCGTCGCCCCCTGCACTGCCGTGTCGTAGTTCTTGTTGCCCTGCGCGTACCCTGCCTGTGTAATCTGACTGAGTTCTGATGCTGTCTGGTTGCCTGCGTTCTCTGCAAGTGATAGGTTGGCTCCGACCGAAGCTCCACCCGGTAGGGTAGATGTTCCGCCGCCCGTGGCTGCGATGTCCTCTCCGACTGCCTGCTTCTCGTTCTTGTAGGACTGACCCACAGACGTGATTGCACTGGAACGGAGGTTCGCGTCTTCCTGACTGCTGAATCCGTACTGCGACGGCCCAGCGGCGATGGTCGGCGCATAGGATGACATCAGGTCATTGAAGGCGGTGCTGGAATCCCCGAATACCGAGGATGCCTGACTAAGGGCGGTATCGTACGCACTCGTCGTTGATGTTTGTAGATTTTTCTGAGCGCCTGTTGCTCCGCACATGTTATTCCTTCTCGGTCAATTGCTTCCGTAGTACAAAGGCGTCGGGCACGATTTCATAGCCCAGTACGTCCCTTCCAAAGTATGCCAGCTTCTCGACGTTCGTTGTAAACACGATCTCACTGTATCCGCTGGACTTCGCAATCGGCGCTAGCTTGTTAAGGCCCTCGATCAGCGCGGCTGCGTTTCGTTTCTCGTCGTCATTGTAGCAGAAGTGCACGTCAATGCGTAGAGACTTCACTGCACGGGAGAAGGCGATAGGTCCCTTCTCATCTTCGTGCACTCTCGTCATAGCTCCCTCTTGTGTGAAGAAACTAACAGGTGTTTCGTGGTGAGCTTCATCTTTCAAAAGACTTACTTCCAGGTACGGAATGTCGTCTGCGTATAAGAGCCTATCTGTGATCATCATCCCTCCTCAAGGATTATGCCAAGCCGTACAAAGAGAACGTAGACCCAGTCAGCATGTTGGCGACGTTCTGTGTGTTGATCGTAATGGACGTGATTGCTCCAGTTCCGTCAGTGGTCCAACCCATTCCTGTGGTTATCAGAAGTGAAGGGTCGTTGCCCACACCAACGGCTCTCTTCGGGAACGATGAGGTGTAGTTAGGAATGGTGATATCGTTTATTCCCACACCTGTCGAAGCTACCCCAATGAAGGGTTCACTTCCTACGCTGCCCGTAGATTGAATATAGCCGTAGTGAGCAGTAGTTGTGTCCCCGTTGAACGTCATGTTCAGCGCCGCTTCGCTGGCCTCAGCCGAGTCGATGTTGCATATTAGCCTGAGATTGGTGAAGCTCTGAGGAATGGCGGAGAAGGTGACGCTCGTCTCACTTGTGGCGAGGACGATTTCCTGAATCAGGGTCATGCCCGAGTGAGCGCTGATCACACCGCCTGATGCGGTGATGGTCGTGCCGTCTACTTCAACGATTCCGCCCTGTGTTGCAGAGCCCACTGGTAGCGCCTGTGCGGTGTAGGTTGTGCCTGCCCCAGTGGAGGTGAGGACCTGCCCTGCACCAGTTGCGGTGGGTAGTGTGGCTGTGGCAGCCGCTTCGATTGTGTTGTACAGAGGACCTGGGCAATCCCAAGTAACGGTGTCGCTGTCCGCAAGGATCAGTCCGTTCTGTCTAAGGGCAACAGGAGCGCCTGCCTTCTGGTCTACAAAATTTGGATCACGCCCTCCTAGATTTTGTAGGGCCGTTGTTAGATTTACACTCATGTTTTCTTTCCTTTTACGATGTTAACTTCGCAGGCATGACCGCGTAGACTTTGAACTGCGGTACCTGCGGCTTGACCCAGTTCTCATGGGATACTACCAGTCCTGCCCAGGCTATTGGTGGGGTCGGGCTGCGTTGAAATCCAGTCGGGCGTCCGGTTCTTGGAGGCAGGGCTGGCTTTTGTAGTACAGGTGCGATGGGTGCGACCGGGGGGACCCCTGGTGTGATCTCCCCGTTCTTAAACACTCGTGATTGTAGTGGTGGCATTATTCATCCTGGATGTAACCGCCAAAGATACTCATCGTCAGCAGTTCGTTGGCTGCGTCTTCCTCTGCCCAGCTTACCTGAATCTGCATGTGTCTCATCGCCGCTGCGCTGTCCTCGTCTTCCGACAGATAGAAGCGCTTGGCTGGGATCGACATGCTTGGTCTCAAGTTCGGTGGGTCGTTCTTGAAGTGCTTCAGGACATCGAACGGTCCGGGATAGCCCGGCAACGCCTCGTCAATCAGGACTCCAATAGTCATTCCAGTTCCCTGGAAGCCTGTCTCTTCTGTCACAATGTAGGGTACCATTGCGATCTGTCCGGGCTGCGCGAGTACGAATGATCCGAAGACCGCGCTCGCTGGATAGGTCTCTCCGTCATCCGCGTTCGTTGTTCTGTCACGGTAGAGGATAGAGCCTGATCCGCCTGGACCAAGAAGCAGCCTGTGATTGCCTGGGGTGACTTCGATGCTCTGAAGTGCCTTGACGCCGGAAACGATCTTAGCAAATGGTGACCACGTGTAGCCGCCGTTTTCAGGAGCGGGTGTCGCGATCAGTCTATACCAGCCGTTGACTCCGTCTGATATGTACCATGCTTGGTCTTGTCCATTCACATACCACGCCACGTAGGCAGTCGAGGGATTCCACGATTGTCCGGGTGTGCCGTTGTTTTCCTGGAACTGATCTGCCAGCGGAATGCTGACTGTGTCGAGTCCGTTTGCTGGGTCGATGATACAGAACTGGCTGTCCGTTGTGAAGAGCCCAATGATTGCGCCATTGACGTCCAGCGCATTGTAGCTCGATAGTCCGGTTCCCTTTAGGAACGGTACTGCTGATTCGAAAGGGTTGCTAGATGTTCCGTTACCAACGATCAGGTTCAGGTCCGAGACTGTGAAGACGTACATGCCCGATGTCACTGGGACGAGGCGCTTCACGAGCGCAGACTGCTGATCAAAGTTCAGGGGTGCTACTCCGTTGAGTCCGTTGCCTACGGGCATGTCAGGACCGGAGGTCCATTGCACTACATTGTTGACGCTGAACCAGAGTCTCTGGTAGCTATACGTCAGGTTGATCGCGCCTGCTGCGGGAGGTGTTCCCTCGCCGAGTACTGGCGCGGTGATCAGGTTGTCCAGCTCTTCATCCGTCGTCGTGTCCGTGTATCCGAACATTAGATATTGCCACAATGGTATTGTAACACCAATGGCGTAATCATTCAATCCTGGAATTAGGAAGCCTGTGTTCTGTCCGTCTGTCGTTCTCCAGATTGCCACATAGTCTGACTGCGGGTCGATGTCTGCGATTGGCGGAAGTCCTTGCCCAGGGGCTAGGAAGACGCCTTGCGCCGCCGTGAAGTCTCCTGTTGGTGCCGAGAGACTAGATGAGTTGGAGTAGGTCGCGTCGAGTGTGTTGACGAGACTGATTCCATATTCCCATCCTCCGTTGGAGGTGGTGATCGTTCCGGCTGGCACTATGCCCGATGGTCCGTAATTGATCCAGCTTAGTCCTGGATAGTTAGGATCATCGACCACCGCGTATTTCGTGGTGGAGAAGGTAGGAGCGCTAGTCAATGTGTAGCCTGTTCCGAATGGGTACTCGAAATCAAAGCTTGCGTCGATGACGTACGTGTTTGGAAGCGTGAAGTGCTTGTCAGCCAGCCACGCAAAGTCTGAGACCGGTCCGAGGTTGCTCCACTGCAGTCTGCCCGAAGACTCCGTGACAGTCGCATAGAGCGGCGCAAACGCCGTGCTGAACGCTGGCCACGTGGGCTCGACGCTGCCGGAGGTTCCGCTGCCCGAGGGTGCGCTGCTTGGAAGCGTGTTGCCGTTTATGGTGAATGCGAGACCGGGCTGTGCCTTGTCCCAGCGAGCGAGGTTGATCTCGATTGGGTATGGCCCTGCGACCGGGATTTGGATTGTGTACGTGTCGTTCCAGCGAACGTCGCCGTTGGCTGTAACGTTGAGGTTGCTTCCGAACGGGAAGATCGGATATCCCATCAGGGACGTGTTCGTTCCCGCGACCGCTAGGTTCTGTGCGAGAGAGCCAGCTGTGCAAACTGCGCCGCCGCCCATGCCAAGTACCATACCGTCGCCGTGTGCTGCCGCGATGGTGTAGGTTCCTGGCGCGTCGAACTGGATGGTCGCCGTGATGGCGATGAACAAGTTCTCTGGCTGGGCTCCTGGGAAGGGATTCGTCGTCCCTGAGATGTTTCCGGATGAGTCAACCGTGTTCCAAACGAATACCCCGCTGCCGCCTGTCGGCGAGATCGCGAAGTCAAACGATGTTAGATTGTTCACGCTGCCGACGTTCACACTCCCCGGTTGAGTCTGTCCAAAGGGAAGACCTGATGGAGGGTTCGCTGGGTTGGCGTTGTTGTAGGGATCGACTCCATCCCACGTGCCGACACCAAAGGACCCGCCGCTTGAGTGCGGTGCCTGCCATAAGAACGCGCTGACCGGGCCGTTGATGTACGGGGCGGTCGGTGGAAGCAATGTGAAAAGAGAAGCGACACCTGCTACTGGAGTCTCGACCAAAAAGCTACCGGTTGGATACGGGAAGTCTGGCTGCCAGCTCAGTGAGGCGGCAGACTGAATCATCTTCCAGGTCACCGCCGTTGCCGGGATGCCGTCGTAGGTCAAGCCGTCTAGCGTCTGGTTCCAGGTAGGGGTGCCTGTCGTCTGGCTGAGCCCTGCCTTGACCACTTGCTGCAAGTTCCCGTTGCTGTCAACAATTACGCTCACGGGGGAGTAGTACGTGTTCTCTGCCCAAGATGGTACGTCCTCTTGTACGACAGGGACGATGGGGGTTGTCGCATTGGCGATTCCCCAGTTCTCGACTGGGTTGCCACGGTTCACCCAAAGGGCCGTGCCGTCCTGCGTTGTGCCGCCCTTGAAAAGGTTGGCTGCGGTGGGGACTGCTAGACTCCAGGCTGGCTGTGTGGTCCCTGTGAAGGGAGTCCCGTCTCCAGGGTACACCGTGAAGTAAACGCCCGTCTCAGCGGTCTGTGCGTAGTTTGTGGTGATGAAGTTGAAAGTGAACTCAGCGAAGCCGACCTGGGTGACGGTGACCGTCGCGCCCTGGAGCCACGTTGCGGCCATGACTGCTGGGCCGCCGAGGGTTCCGGGGAAGGTGACCTCGTCGCCTGCGCTCAGGATATCAAATAGCGGCTGGGGCAGGACCGGTGTGAAAACTTCAACAACATCCGCGCTTGCGAAGATGCTGCCGACCGGGACCGACGTTGCTACGAGCTGCTGGATGTTCCCGTTCGGGTCGATGATGAAGGTCGAGAGGAACGGAGTCGTCGGAGTGTTCAGCGGCCAATTAGCCGCCCACTGCCCGTTCTGAAGCTGGAGGGTCTGGAGCCACTTCTTGTTGTCCACTCCGTTTCCGAAGTAGAGAGTGTTGCCCACACCCTGCATGTATGTTTGACCGGCTCCGGCGCTCTTAGTCCACACCAGCTTCTTGGCGCTGCTCTGCGGCGCGTAGAGCGAGTACAAAGCATTCGCCTGATCGATCATGACAGTGATCTGTTCGTACGGGCTGATTGGTCCGAATAGGTGGAAGTCGTAGAAACGATCCACGTCGCTGTACGTCGCGCTGTCAAATAGGGTGTTCCCGTAGCGGCGCGCGAGCGTCAGTTTGTTTGTGATCTCGACGTTGAGTCCCGCAATCAGAGCGTCGTTGTTGGCACCGTAGTACTTTTCCTGATCGCGAGTTGTGGTCGCGTCACGCAAGGCCGAGCGGTTAGTCCACAGTCCTGAACTCATTCGCGGGTTGAAGATCGGGGCGTACTTTGTCTGCTTTTGAGGTTGCGCCCCTGCTAGTCCAAACTGATTTGGCATTGCTCTCCTTGCTTACTGTACTTGGTCCTGCTGTCCTAGCAGACCCTGCGCGCTCGGCTGTCCGTTCTCGGCTTCCGATAGATCCTGTCCCTTGAAGGCTCCGAGGATCGCGTCACGCTTGATGCGATTGTCCGTTGACTGATCTTCCAGCTGTGACTTCTGCTGGAACTTCTGTGTGTTCAACTGCATCTGCTGCTGCAGCTTACCCTGCGCCTGTGCGGCCTGTGAGTTCTGCTGTTGCTTCTGTTTCATTGCGTCGGTCAGCGGCTTGATGATGTCGTTGCGATTCTTCCACTCGGATGCTTCCATCCACATGTTGAGGATCTGCTTGAAATCAATGTACTCTTCGTTGATCTCGGCAAGGTTCTGCTGAATGGTTGGGTTCTCGAAGATCTGTGTGATCAGCGAGACCGACTGCGCCATCGTGCGCTTTGCTGCTAGCGAGCTACCAGCTAGGACTTCGTATTCTATCTTCGCGTCGTGAAACTTCTGAAGATCGACTTCAAAGTCTTGCCCAAGTTCCTCACCAAGGATGTCAAAGATTTCTGCATCGGTGAAGTACTTGTATACGAGCATATCAAGCACGTACAGCCATGGCTTGAAGACTTGTTCGATGAAGTTATCCAGCGGTCCATCAAGACGAGTTGCACTCGCGTTAGCGAGCTGTGCAGCTCCTCCTGCCGTTCGGCCCATAGAGCTTCTAGGTCCTGCCGATGAGCCTTGCACAAGTTGTGCATCTGCGCCGGATGTACTTTCAGTAGACTTCTCAGATTCCTGAAGAGCACTCCACACCTCACCTGGAACCTTTGGCTGTTCCAGCAACTTGAACGCCTTCTCAACTTCTCCGTCCACGGTCAGGATCTTGCCTAGTCCGGTACGAATCATCTGAGACTGCATGTTGCCTTCGCGCTTGCGAAGGTAGATAGGGTTGATGCCGAAGGACAGCATCTTCAAAATACTGTTGATGGTGCCTTGGTCAACTCTTTGGTTCTGTCCCACGATCAAGCCGAGGCCCATCCCGTAAAATGCCTTGGGACGGTTCCACCAGTTGCTTGATAGGAAAGGGATCACGCCGTACTGGTTCTTTCCGGAGAAGAGAACCTTCTTGCGATCCACGACGAGAATGCGGCGCTTCTTGTCCCAATACTCAAGGACTTCGAGCTTCTTGCGCAATACGTCGGGCGATACCTGAACGTTGATGTCCTCCGAGTGATGGACGATGCCGTCAACGTAGGTAGCCTTAGTCGATGCAAGAATCTGCGCGACTCCTGCGTCGGTGGGAGAATGCCACCACTTCTGCAGTTCGGCGTCGCTGGACGGAAGGTTGTAACCTACCTTGTCCGGGTGACCTTCCGGCAGTGCTTGTATTGCATCCTTCAGAACCTTCAGATCGTAGAAGTCCATGTAGCGAACGTCGGTGACGAAGTCTGCGCAGCGGATGTCTCCGTACGATGTCTTCGGATCTACGAGCACGCGATCAACAGGACGGGACTCGAAGAACGGTCTCGGAGCGATGCGGATGGTCTCTGTGATCTTCGGCTCTTGGCGTGTGGGTATAGACTTTACGGCCATACCGTTCGGTCCCTGCTGCGGGATCGCTACGGTAGTTGCCTTACGCTTGGTGGTGATGATCTCCTTGTATTCGATTCCCCACTTCCAGATGCCGGTGCCGAGGAACGCCATCTGCTCCAGGCCGCGCTTGACTTCTGTCTTGAAGTTGCAGGCGTCGAGGCACTCTGAGAAGATACAGGTCTTCGCGTCGATCACGCCCTGCGATGTGCCCAAACGAGGGCGCAGGAGCATCGGCGGGTCGGTATAGAAGAGTCCCTTGTACAGCTGGGGGACGATTGAGTTCACGGTCTTGGCGACAGTGAAGCGCTGGACATTGGGCTCAAGGATGTACGTATTTTCGTACACTGTCATCGGACGCGGTGCTTGGTACAGAAGATCGGCGTCGCGCCACAGGAGTGCCCACTGCTTATTTGAGATGAACTCTTCCGCGCGCTTGGCTGCTCCTACAACTAGCGCAAGCTCTGCGTGCAGAGACTTGAGTTCCCCATCCGGTTTGTAGTCCTGTGCGGTTAGTGAGTTCTGCTCAGTACCGTCTGTCTGTAGCAATGCCATGTCATTCCTTTATGCTGGGTTCGTCAAGTTCCACTCAGTGCCGATGTTGTACGGGCTCGGCGAGCTGAGGATGTAGACTGCGTTCGGTCCCCATGCCAGCTGTCCTGCCGCTGTGTAGGCTGATGCGATGTAGTACGTGTCCGGCAGCAGGGTCCACACGTCTAGGATCAGATCGTTGGGCCACGCCTGGGAGCCGGACGGTACGTTTCCATTTTCGTCCAGGATGTAAGACACGAAGAAATCCTGGTTGTCGTTGCCGACTCCGCAGATGATTGTTTCGTAGGTGTCATCCGCGTATGCATCGTGGCTGAGCTGTAGTATCAGGGCTCCACCAGACAGTGCGTTCCCTCCGCTGTCCTGGAACCCGCCGCCTGTGATTGTGTTGGTTGCCGTCATTCAATCTCCTTAGGCGTGAGCATAGTACGGGATTACCATCAACGTCCCATTAACCCAAAACGGAAGATATCCTGTAGGTGCTACTGGAAGCGTGCTAGCCGATCCTGCCGCTCCTACTGTAGTTTGCAGTCCATAGCTGGAGACTCCCATGGCGTTGGCTCCTGGGCTGCCTGATCCTCCTCCGACCCACTCGTAAGCGGGAACGGTTGTGCACGCTGCCTGCGTAGTGAAGCTGATGACTGTGTTGGCGGTTGTGCCGTATCCTTCAAACACGTTGCACTGGAAAGGACCTGTGGGCACCTGCATCTGTCCGAGACATTCCATGGCGTTGGCGGTTACGCCGCCTGTGGTCTGTAGACCTTCGGCGACCATTACGGTCGCGCCGCTTAGGCTGCCAACGCCTACTCCGACGCCGCTTGCATCTAGTCCTGTCCAAGGACCTAGTCCGACGATCACTGATCCGTTGGTGGTTGGGGATGCCCACGTGCCTGTGCCCCAAAAGAATCCGTTACCGTCCGTGCCTGCGCCGTAGGCTGTGTTCGCTGCATCGCCGATATAAGTTGGGGGCAGAGTTCCGTCGTTGTATGCATAGCCGGTGCTGTTGAATGTCGTGTTCGGAATCCCCGTCATGCTGGTGATGTCCGTGTTGGTCGGGAAGTTAGCGCCACCTGCTAGGGGCACCCAAGCCGCTCCGTTGTTTACCATCAGAGATGCAAGTGCCTTGTTCCAGATGATCCATCCCGTCTGTGGTCCGTAGAAAACCCACGCCGGGTTTAGAGTGTTGGTTCCTGCGTTTGTCGCCTGTGTTGTCCAGACCGCGATGCAGTACTGATACCCGGTCCATGCACCCGAGGGGGTATTGGACAGGAGGTACGCGTCTCCGTTGCTGGGGCTCGAAGGAGGGACAACCGTGGTGGCGTTGATCACGCTGCCCATGATCAGCTGGTCCATCGCCTGTAAGAATTGGCGAAGCTGATTGACGTAGACCTGATTGATCGCCGCGTTGTTGATCAGACGTAGATTAGGTCCGTATGAAATTGTTGCCGTTCCCATGTTTCTCCTTACGATCCAAACGATCCGCCGAAGGCAGATCCAAATCCTGTGCTTACTGACGACGGTCCGACGTAGACCGGGATAGGTCCGCAGATTACAAGCCACGCGTCGTTCTCTACCGTCATGATGTAGACTGAGTCCGAAGGTGTCAGCTCATTGTTGGGCCAGAATAGGGGACCGTCTATCGGCACCCCGTTTTCATCCAGCTGGACAGTGATTTTGATCTTCTGTCCTACCTGTCCGGCAGGTGACATGCAGTCCTTGTTGAGGTGCATGATCACTCGTCCGTTAGCAACAGGAGCACCGTTGGGCAGGGAGAACAGAGTTTGTGAAATTGGGCTTAGTGCCATTTACCCCCCTGTCTGACGTGCCTGGAATCCTTGGTTCGTTGCTGCCTGATTGTAGATTGGCTGTCCGGTGACTGCGCTCCAGTTGTTCAAGAAGATGTTCTTCTGTGTTTCGGTCAATCCTTCGTTCGCGCCTAGCATCTGGGCAACGAACTGCTGGTTGATTGCCACGAAGCGAGGATCATCTGCGTACAGAAGCAACAGAGCAAGGAATCCGAGATCGTACAGACGAGAGTACTCGTCTGGGATTGGGGACCATGTCTGGCCGAGTTTTGTGAACAGTCCAGGCTTTTGCTGGATGGTCAAGATGACTGGATACGCCGAGTCCGGTACCGGTGTGAGACGGAAGGTAATATTGCCGCTTCCGTTGTCGAGCTGCGCTGACACGTTTCGTGGTCGCGATAGTTCTGATGTTTGTGACAGCCACAGTTTCGGACTAACTTCCCAGAAGTAAGAGCCGTTGGCTCCGTTCGGGTTGTAGACCGCCGCGCCTTCGATCCAGCCGAAGCTATAGTTGATCGAGGTGTTTACGTTCAGGTTGCCCAGGTTGATCCACGTCGCCGTGCTAGATCCTGTTCCGTCCGGCGTGGTTCCGCCCTGTGTGTCATTCCAAGAGGGCGTGCTCGTGCCTGTCGTTCCGGCTACGAGTACCTGCTGGCTGTTTCCGTACGCGTCTACTGTGAGGTAGCCGACAGCAACTGGAGTTTGTGGAGTCCAGTTGAAAAGATAGTAGTCCTGCACGCCAGCTGCGCAAATGAATCCGGTCTGGATTCTGTTCCATCTCCACGCGAAAGGTGCGCCGAGGATAGTCTGCAAAATGATGTTAGCGTTCTTGATCGCAGGCTGCAGTCCGTTTCCGATTGCTGTAGATCTGTTTCCGATGAAGCGCTTGGCCCATTCGACTGTTTGGGCCAAGGTGAGTGTGATAGCCGCCGTATCCACCACTGGGGGATTAGGCGGCGGCGTAGGAGGGGAGGCGGGAGTGATATCGAAACCGATCCCGCCATCTTCTAGGCTCACCAGGAAAAAAGCCCCTAGTGGATCGTACATGCCGATCTTTGTTGGAAATGACGACATTGTTTTTCCTTTACGGTGTGATTGCTACTTGTCCCCAAGTACCTGCTCCGAATGCGTGGCCGGATGCTGGTCGGCATAGCCACATGTATCCTGTGTCCATCTGGAACTCGCCTGCGACTGGGCAAGCTGCTCCCAGAGTTGGTGTGCCCAGTGGCATGTACGCCTGACCGGGGAATGGTACAAAGTTAAAGTATCCAACCTCTAGCACGTTGGTGGTTGAGCCTGAGTCTATCTGCACTCCCATTGTGCATCCTGGGTATCCCGTAAAATCTACAGGAGCCTGAATGGCTGTCCATCCAGAGCTTGTGACCGAGAAGTTTACAGGGTCGAGAGCGTAGTTAGGACTTGCGCAAGTTCCTGAGCCAGGGTCCTGCACTGAGAACATGAGACGGAACGTTGCGGTTCCTGAGTTCTTCAGCTTTATGTTTGCCTTCAGCACATACTGTGTGTCGGCAATACGCTTGTGCGGTCCGACGTAAATGTATCCGCCGAAGCCATCCCACTGAGTACTGATGCACTCGTTGGCAGGTCCGATAGGACACTCTGAGTGCTGTCCCCACCACAATTCGGTAGGATCAGCAACCTGCGCCATTCCTGAGTATGCCCATTCTCCTGGAACAATCATGCCGCCTAGAACATTCTCAGATGGGTGGATGTTGTTGCCCATCATAGATGCCCAGATATCATGACCGTCATAGCTCTGGACTGTACCGGGGCTGCAGTTTTGCTGCGGTCCGAACGATCCAGTCTGGCACTGCGCCGTGCTGAAGTTGCCCCAGTTATAGAACTGACTGGTGCCGTTGTACACGTTGTTCGCGTTGTAAGTGTTCTCCACTCCGTATAGATGCTCGAAGTAGTTATTGCTGCCGTAGTTGAATATCGGCACTGCCATCTGTGTTCCGTGGATGATTTGGAATGAACCGCCGAAGATGTTGAATCCACCTTCGAAAATTGTCCCACTCCACGTTGCATTGCTACAGTCCGACTCTACCGATGGCGGGAATTCCTCATGGTTGCCATTCTCCGGTTCGCCATTGTAATCCTCGACCGTAAACTGACCGCATCCTGTTACGCCGCCGCCCGTCTCTTCATTCAGTGTTCCGAGGAAGGACAGATCCATGGATGCGCCGTTGACCGTTCCGTCATACTGACTTGTAGATGACGAGTACGAATCTAGACGGTTGATCTTGCTCTGCTGCATCTCGATGGTTGATATCGAATAGCCAGTGCGCCACGTGCTGTTGTTAATCGACTGCCCTGTACTGGTTGGTCCGACAGCGGCGACACCGTACTGGTTAAAGGACGCGGGGCCTTGCATAAAGCCGCCCTCGACTCCGTCTCCACGTAGGTTGTCGAATGTGTTGCCGTACCCAGTGTTATTTCCCTGCTCATAAATTCCGAGCACGCCGTTGCCGTTCTGGTTGCCCAAAGCGTTGCCTGTGGAATCCTGTAAGTCTATGTTGTCTAGGTGCGCAAGGGAGAGGCCGCTGCCATTGAAGGCCGTGTATCTTCCGTCCACGCTTGGGAATGAGATGCCAGCATCTCCCCCGCAAATGCCGCCGTAGTAGGTAGCACCAGCGGGTGTTGGACCACCATCGAACGATGTGTAGGTTCCAAGAGATCCCGAGGAATTGGCTGCTGTGAGTGCAACTTCAAACTGCGTTCCGGATAGACCAGAAGAAAGAATCGTCCCCGTTAAGGAGGGATATCCCTGCTGATTCAAGAACGTTCCGATCTGTCCTGCAACAAAGCTGTTCACTGCTTGCGCGGTGATGACGTTGCTTGAGATGACCCACGAGGAGATACCGACACTGTTTGTTGTCGGCACTACTGGCCACGGGCTGGTGTAGGTCGCTTGGCACGGATTTACTGGGAATACGACTGATCCTACGCTCCAGCCAGATCCGCCATTGACGGTGGTTGGTCCGTTGCGCAGCGTGATCTCTGGGACGCCTCCAGCGGTTCCGCCGAAAGAAACTCCTGTGTAATCCCATTCCTGGTTTCCAATTTCTACGCGTCCGTGAGATGACACGTTGCTTTCGTACCCAGGTATTGGAGGGAACGGAACTGCAAGTGTGATCGTGTAAGGCAGAGAGACTGTCCCCGGCATCGCCACTGCGAGTGTCTGCGGTGTCGTGTAGGTGAACCACTCCTGCTGAGTCCCCGTGTAACCTGAGGTGTTCGGCAGTGCGGAGCTAAGGGTGACCGGAGTGTATCCGCTGGCGCAAGATCCTGCCGTTGAGCTGACCGTGCGGGAAACGAGTCCTCCTGTTTGGTAAGGAAACACAATGGTGCTTCCCACTGCAGGGACGCGCGGGGTGTAGCCTCCGATTGCGGTAGTCGAGGTGCAGACCACTGCTGAGTTTTGTGCAATTGTTGACACGCCATTTACTGTGCCTGATCCCCAGCCCGGCGCGAGCGGGTTGTTCATCTGCTCGCTCTGTCCAAGTAAAGGACGGGCATAGGGCGGTTCTACGGTTAGCGTCGCGTTCGCGTCGTAAGAGTTCCACGCGTACGAAGGGTCGATGGAGTCGCTGGCAGAGATTGCCAAGTTACTGACGCGAAGACCATTGACACCTGCGCTGGTTGTTGGCAATCCTGCGCCTCTCTCCGTTCCTGAGGATGTGCTCTGCCCGAAGGCCGAGTTGACCGTGAAGGTCGTCGGAGTTGGTTGGGTCATAATCTCAACAGTGCTTCCGTTGAAGAATGTCGAGATTGGGAAGTAGCTCAGTACAATTTCGTCTCCACCTACTCCGCTGGTCACTGGGTACAAAGACGCGGGAAGAATGGTGTGCGCTGCTGCTGGTGTGGTTGTGAATGTCGTCACACCTGTAGAAGCATTGATCGACCATCCGACAATGGGCACAGCCGTCTGCTGCTGCAGAACGTCGTGTCCTGGAAAGCCACCTAAGTATGTTCCTGAGAATGCCATTCCGAGCAAACTGGCACCGTTCCAGCGAAGGGTGTCTGTCAGCATGCCGCAGGCTGGTAGCCATAGAGGAATGTTTCCGCCAACGTCATTGATGGCGCGCTGCAGAGCAGCTTGGTTGTTGACGCCGAACTGTACGTAGCCTGTGTATGCGAACGGTGCGGCAGAGCTTAGGGTCAAGTACGGAAAAGTATACCCCGTGACCGTTGGTGTCCAGACATTTTGCGTGCCTGTGTTACCAAAGCTGACCTGCTGACCGACAACCATGGTCATGCCTGTAACTTCTGCAGCGCTGGCGAAACTTGCTCCCACATTAACCTGGGTGTCGCCTTGCGCGAAGGTCAAGTACAGTTCGTTGTTAGGAGGAGAACACACTACGCCGTACGAACTGGCCTGCTGGTTCCATGCTGCTTTGCGGGTGTCGATTGCATTCGCCTGCGATCCTTCCCAGTTAACGCCAGTGCCGAATGCCGAAGCCGCATAGTTTATAGGTATGCCGTTGGGAATGACAATGGTTCCTTGGGTCGTAGGAGTCTGCTGAGGGACGTTGAAGGAGGCAATGCCTGTTTCTGTAGCTGATGCGTTTGCGTGAGTGAAAGCCACCTCAAACTGAGTATTGCTTAGACCCGTGGAAAGAACCGTGACATAGTTGTTGTTGAAAAAGGTAGATGTCGGAAAGTTAAACAGGACCGCTACGTCACCTGCATTGTAGGCGTTGACCGACTGAAAAGTTACCACATCGCTGGTGATAGAGTACGAGGTGATCACCGCGCCGTTGAAGCGAGAAAACAACCCGGTCATCTGGTTTACATTCCAGTTCGGATTGAGGGCGTAAAGGTTTGGGTAGCCGCTGATCGTAGTTCCAGCGCCGAGATATCCGCCAAGCTGTCCGTTGATGCCTGCAGCCACGTCTCCTGTGCCAGCCGATCCGGTTAGGGTGATGGTGTACGTGCTGCCTGCGAACGGGCATGTGATACCTGGGTTCGGGCACGATAGGGAGATTGGAGTCTGATAGTCGGTTCCTGCTACTGCCTGACGTGGGGCTGAAGATCCCTGTGCGAACACAAGTCCGGTGATGTTGACGCCGCCGAAGTGGGTGCTGTCTAGCTGATACTGGACCGCCCCTGGCGAGCCCCCTGGGTTTCCGCCGCCGCCGCTTGAGCAGCCTGGGCAGAAGATCTCGATGTTGTTTCCGCTCTCCGATACCGACAGGTTGCTGTCGCCGTTGGTGATGATTACGTTGCCGGTCAGACCGTTCACTGTGCCTACGCCGCCTGCGAACGCTGCGCAGATGGGAGTAAAGTCAGACTGGTATCCGACCATAGCCTGTCCGCCGCCGCAGGAGTTACCCTGGTTCAGGACAAAGCTGTGATACAGGAACGAGTTGTTCCCCGTCCAAACGTTGTTGCTGCCAGTCGTTGGCACGCGACCGCCTTGCCCGAAACATGCGGCGAGGGAAGCCAAGAATAGGATGAGTGCTACGGCTGTCTTTTTGAACATGATTCCTCTAAATGTAAATGTCGTTCATCAGCATGTCGTCCAGGACGACCAGGATGCCTACGTCGGTGATGAGCTTGTCTGACGCCGCGTAGAAGTCCTTCTCAGTCTTGGCCGCGTGGGCCATGGCGCAGTCGGCCTGCACTGTCGCGATCTCTGCTCGTTCCCAGTACGCATGCTTCTCGTCTTTCAAGAACAGCGGAATGAGTACGTCTTCGGTGTGCACGACGAACGCTTTGTCGTCTAGCATCTCGGGTGAGTCCTGCGGGGCAGAGCACGCCCTGCCTCCCTGTGAGAGTACGGTCACCTGTCCATCGGGGCACGTGAGCGGCTGCGTCTTCGGTTTCGGTTTGTGGTGGAACAGAGATACGAACAGGATTGCTTCTAGGATCACGAGGATCTCCTTAGTTGCCGTAACTAGACCATGGTCCATAAGGATTGGCAGGAGTATTGACGCTGATGCCGCATCCGGTGTCCATGATGTTTGTGCCTGGGTAGAAGCCGACGTCATCCATCTGACGGTCGCCCTGAGCGACTGCCTTCTCCAACGATTCGAGCCACATCTGCTTTTCAGCAGGATATTTGGCTCTGACCTTTGGGTCTGGGTTGCGGCGGTAGCATTCGCAGAAGAATCCCTGCTTGAATGCCCATTCGTAATCGTCTGGTATAGGTTCCAGATACTGTTGCAAATTCTTAAAGCGTACTGCTCTCATCTGCCCGACTGGCTGAATTAGCCATGTCACACCAGTCTGGGACGGGATTGGGCTGATTCTGAAACCTTGTCCCTTCGGGTTTATGGCGGTCCACACGCATGTCCCATCGGTCACGGTAGTCGCTGTTGCCTGAGGGACTTGCCCAAATACTGGATATGTCGGATTGGTAGGCCATGAGGGCTGCGTCACTCCACAGGTCCCAAAAGTCGTAAGACACCATAGGTTTCCGTTCGGGTCCTTGATTGCGGTTGTTGCATTGATTGGAGTCTGAATTGTGCCGAGAGGATTCGTGTAGATCACGCCTGGGCCTGGGTTCTGAAAGCCGGTAGGGTTGACGCCAACCACATTGGTCTGTCCCTGCAGATTTCCTGCGGTCGGGCCTAGAGGGGATGCTCCCCACGTACCTGCGCTCATGAGATCATTCTGTTCCCAGCAGATCTTCGCGACGTATCCGGTCTGATCATACGTGACGGCGAGATCCTTGTGGACTTCGACCTGCATGATCTGTTTCGGGATGGACGTCTGGTTGATCTGGGATGCCCAGCAGCTTTCGAGCCAGCCGAGGCTATTGAGTCCTGGGATGAAGTAGTCCTGTTGGTAGGAGATGAGAGCGAACGAGGGATCGTTCACGCGGTTCCATTTGAAGTTGAAAGGCTGTCCCTGCGCGCCGCCGTTGACCATTGCTTGCATCACGTCGTTCGCGATAGAGATTGCTGGGGAGGTCGAGAGACCTCCCGTAGCTAGTGCAGGCGCTACGTCGCCGAGCGACGACGCATCGTCCACGACCTCAAGTAGTTGGATTGTGGAATTTCCTGCCATGTTTCTCCTTAGTGCTGATTAGTCGCTTAGAGTGTTCTCCATGACCTTGCGCATGTACTCGCCATTGTCTGAGAACTTGAACATCACACTGCCCGAAGGAGAGTTTCTCGTTTGGAAGTTGAGAGCTGCCTGATACTCCGCAACCTTGCCGAGGTAGAGAGCAGAGCCCTCGTCGCCTGGGGGGAACTTGGAGCGCACGGGCGGCTTCCACGTCTTCTTACAGCGTAGGCAGATGACCCACGTGTCGCCATGCGGAAAGGTGTGCTTGATTATTGCATACTGCGAGTCGTCGCCCTGACCATTCAAAAGACCCTGAGCGCCGTTGCCACCCTTCTTGTGGTTGCACTTGCTCTGGTGTGCTCTGCGTCCGGACTTGATCTGTTCGATTGCTTGTCCCTTGGTGCGCGCGGACTGTCCGTGATCCTCTTCCTTCAGCTTGCTCAGATCGAGTCGCTTCTGGATGTCACGCATGTTCAGCTTGCGCTCTTCGGCTTCGAGCTTTTTGTTCTCAAGCTCCTGGATCTTGATCGCGAGTTCTATTTCCGCGAGCTTCTCCACTGCCGACTTTTCTACTGCGGGGATGTGAACCACATGCTGCTGTTTTGCCTGTGCTGTCTGGGCTATTTGGGAAAGGAAACTTGCCTGCGCTGCTTGTGAGTCGGGGCTAGGTCCATTGATATCTTCGGTGTTGTCTGCCATCTGTCTCCTCCTGAGAGATTAAGCCTTAATTGCCCTGTTGCGAAATTCGTACAGGGTCGAGTTGTAACGGCCAAAAGCCGCTGTGAGTTTGGGGAATCCGAAGTATCGGTTTGCCTTGTCCTCTGTGATGTAGTCAGCCAGTATCAGCTGAAGTAGTGCGGTACGCCACCCGCGCATGCGCTCGTCGAGCGGCACGCCGTAGCGGTCGAATTTCAAAATGCTCAGCTCAGGCATGTTGCCCTGCTGCACCCAGCAAGCCTTCTCTTCTGTGCCCTTGGTGATTATCCAGAGCACGGCTTTGTCCGCGTGCGGGTGTTGACGATAAAAGCACTCGACGCCTGCTTTGCGCAGGGTTTGTATAAACTCCGAGGAGTGCATAACTTTGCCGATGCGCGCCTTGACGTCTTGGTATTCGTCCGGCGTCGCCCAGGCGTACTGCTGAGCCTCTTCTGCGTTGGCTTCCACCATCTCTGCGAGGGTGTCCGCTGTCTCTGAGTCCACGGGTCCGTCCGGGTCCCAGCGATGCTTGGAGTATTCTGCGATCTCTGCTTCAAGCTCTTCGCTCAGTGATTGGTCGAGGAGTTCGTCGTCGTACGACTCCCACGGTGCGCGCTCTTCTAGGCGTGTGCCCTGTCCGTTGATCTCAGGCATTGTACCTCGCGATGTGTGACGCGTAGTGCTTTCCCTGATCGCTGAATCGAAACATGATGGAGGTGCTCGTCTGGTTGCGAGTCTCTAGGTTGAGAGCCCACTGGTAGGCGTCCTGATCCTCGTCAGTCGGCTTCCAGGTCTTCCTGCAGCGAAGGCAGATGATGTGCGTGTCTCCGTTGGCGAAGGTGTGCTTGACGACTGAGTACTGACGCTCTGTGTCTCCTTTGTAGTAGCGCGGTCCGAGACCGCCGCCGTGAAACGCCGATCCGCAGTCACCGCCCTTCCTGTGCTTGCAGTTATCTTGCAGATTCTTTTTAGCCTTGAATAGCTGCTTGAGAACTTCTCCCTTGAGCTTGAATCTTTCCAGATATTGACGCTGTTCTTCCTGGCGCTTGAAGATTTTCTGCTTGATGGTGAAGAGACGCTCTTCGGTTTCTAGTTCGTAAACGTGGCGCTCAAGTCTGTAAAGTTGAACTTTCCAAACGAGCATTTCAATCAATGAGCGCAAAAACGCCCAGAATGCCTTTACTGGATTCATGATGTTGGGCTCCTCTTCCCTAATCATTCAAAATGTATCCGATCATCGAAGGCGATCACCCTCTTAAGTCGGATTGAGACGATATCTGGATGGCCGTCCTCGCACGTCTCTATGCCACGGTGACTGCTACTTTTGGGTAATCCACCCTACTCGTTAGCATCCACAACGTAGCGCAATCTGTATGCGTCGTATGTCGAAAACGTTTGTGGCACTATGTTCGCCTGCATGACGAAAGGCTCAAACGCTTCGGTAGGACGCTGCTCTCGGTTAACTCTGTACTCGACAATGGCGTCTATAGCCTGATTGACGATCTCTTCGTAGTCGTCCTCGTCGATGCCGCTGTCAAGGGCGATGCGAATCTCTTCTAATGCTTTGCAAGCCTCAACTGCCTCAATCAGGGCAAGGAATATTTCATTCTTGCCCTGGCTGAGTTCTTGTACCTTGCGCGTGAGCACCGCCGTGCGGCGCTCTACCACTTCCTGCTCTTCGCTCATCTTCTCCTCCCAGAGAATTGCTTAGATCTTGACCGTGATGCGCTGCTCCACGTAAATCTTCTGAATCGGCAAGCCGTTCATGATGTTACCAGAGCTGACGATGTTTCCAAGGTCATTGTTGAATGTTGGGAACGAAGTCTCAACCACCGATCCACCAAGTGCCACGGCTGTCACAAGACCAGTCGAGGACACTGTTGCCACTGCTGTGCTGGTTCCAGAAGGCTGATAGGTGTTGCCTGTCAGGGTCTTGAAGCCGTACACAACATAGGTCAGCTTGCCGCCGAATACTGCGGCTGCTGCGTGGGACTCAGAAACGCCTGCTGCGTTGTACACAGTCAGGGTTGTGGATGTCACGCTCGCAACTTCGAACGTTCCGTTGTTCACGGTGTTCGTCACGAAGCCGGTGATGACAACCTGAGTTCCGGCTGTGATCGAAGCGTAGAACGGAAATGTTCCGGTGTAGACAGTCTGTCCGTTGGACGCGTTGGCTGCTGCCGAAATTACCGCCTGCAGTTCCTGCTCTGTTGCTGTTGCCGCGTGTGTCTCGGCGACTGCGTCAGGGTTTGCCAATGTCACCGAGGTTCCGGCAGTCACTGCTGTTGCGATGAATGTTCCGTTGTTCGTTGGGTTGGTCACGAAGCCTGCAACCACGTAGGTTGCGCCGACTACGCCAGTTCCTGTTGTGCTGTACACAGCCACGCCCTCGTCCGAAGACGCGGTAGCCGCGTGCGTTTCCGCAACAGCGTTGTTGTTGTGTAGGGTAATGCTCGATGTGGTCGAGGCTGTGCAGACGAACGTTCCGTTGTTTGGACCGTTCTCGAAGCCTGCGACTACGAAGGAGTAACCTTCCCAAGCGTTTGAACCGCCGCCGCTTGTGGTGCCCTCGTACACTGCCGATCCGCCGCTAGATGCCGCGACCGATGTCAGCGTGATGATTCCGGGACCCGAAGACGCTGCTACTGCCGTCAGAGTAAGGGCTGTGCCTGGGTCAATCTCTGCACCCGAGGCGTCCTGGATCTGTGGGTTTAGCTGAAAAGTTGTTGGTCCGTTCGCGCCGCTCAGCGAAAGAACGACATCGTTATAGCCGGGGACCGAAGCCTTGCCTGCTACCGTGTTGACGTTTCCTGCTGATACGATCTTTGCTGCTACGCCGAGACCAGTTGTTGGTGCTGGATAACTCTGGGACATTTGTGTTCCTTTCTGGAATCGGGATTAGCCGATGTATTCGATGCGAGAGTGGATCGCATACTGAAGTGCCGTGCCCGATCCTGCGGCATAGCTTGTCGTTGCGATGACGATTGTCCCCGCAGCCTTCACGTTTGCGATGTATGTCTCTTCGCTGATGGTTCCCGCTGCGGACGTCGATGCGTCAGCTAGGGTATGTGTGGTCGCCACAGACGAGTCTGCCTCGGTGAACACTGTGGTCACGGCGGGAAGTGTTGCGCCCGTGGCTGTGTTCGATGCGACGATGAAGTTTGTAACACGGTACAGACCGGTGACCGGTGCTGTGTAAGTCAGAAGAGCTGCGACGTTAGCAGTCTGTGCTGTCTTTCCGAGCTTTGCAACTACCGAGCCTGGAATAGGAAGGTATCCTGCTCCGACCGATAGATAAAGACCTGGGACGCTGGTGTCCACGCCTAGAGCAACAGTGTTCGCTGCTGCGGAATAGGGGAAATTCTTTGATGGTGCCCCAGAAAATACTGCGTCAATTGACATGTTTCAATCCCTTTCGAATGCTTCTAAAAACATAAAACGGGGAGGCTGACTCGCCGCCAACGCTCCCCGTCTAAGTTATTAGCTGATTGCTGATGCAGCGTCGATCTCACGGATGCGGATCGTGGTGTCTGGACCAAGCGATGTCGTGAAGTGCAGACGATAGCTTGTCCATCCAGGGATCAGCCCTTCAGGATCGGCAACTGTCGGTGCGGCGTTCTGCACGATGTTGCACTTGATGTTCTGCCAAGATCCGTCGCCGAATCCAGTGTCGCCCTGCGCGCCAAGCTTGATGCTGTATATGCCATCACGCCCGAAGATGTAGGTACGAAGTGCTGTCAGGGTGTTGACGCCCATGTAGTTCGAGGTCTGCGTAACCTGATTGGTCTGGAAGAAGTGCACGCCAGAGCCTGGAAGCTCGATCATCTCTGTCAGATCAACGCTGATCAGATCTTCCATCTTCGCCAAGCCCACCGGGGTGTGCTTCAAGATGTCAATCGGGCTGTTGTTGCTCACGTCGCTCAGCACGTCGCCAAGGGCGAATGGGTGAATGACGCCGCAGAATGCCTTCGATGCTTCATCGTACGGACGAACCGAACGACCAGCAAGAGACTGCACGCTGTTGCGGATTGCGTTCAAGCTCAGAGTTGTGAACGAGCTTGTGGAAACTGCGCCCAGCTGCTGAAGAACACTGGAGTCGATGCCGTTTGCGCCGTCAGCGGTTGCACGGACAAGGGCCGATAGTGTCTCACCAACCTGATACGCCATTTCGCGAGCAACGTTCTCAACAGTGTTGTCGATGCTGGTAGCAAGGGACAAGCTGGAGAAGTTGGCGTAATCTGCGTACTCACCGATGGTGGCAGTTGTGGTCAGAACGTTCACGCTGATGCTGGAACCAACGGTTCCTTCTGCCGTCTGGGCAACGTTCGCCGCTAGAGGCACATACATGAACATTTCATACTGGTTACCCGACTTGGTCGGAAGATCGAGACGCTCGGAGCATGCGACGAATGGTGTCTGTGCCTTGAGGTTCTCGCGGAACTTCTTGTCGTAGTACTTCACCGTACTCTGCGGTAGATTCGCCTGTACGTTACCTGCTGGGGTATATCCCATGTTGTTATCTCCTAAGATGCAGAGATAGCCTGTCTCCTCCCAGAGACTACATGCATTGTTTGCCTCATGCGCAACAGTGTCCACAGAGTAATCCGACTCTGGTTTCAGCTGCTCTCTCCGGGACTTGGAGCGAGATTACCTCAGCACAAACTTGGGGATGTCTCCACGTAATCCGACGCGAGACTTATCCAAATGCTAATTTCCAAATGCAAAACGTTTTGTCATCGTGATACCGGGCATGCAGTAGCCGTAAAGCTCTGCGTCATACCCGTCAATTCTGTAACCCAGGTCGAAGTATAACTTCTGCGCCGGGTTGTCAACGGCGGTCTTGAGCCAGATCTTTCTGTGATTTAGCCCCCTTGAGTTCTGGTGAGCCGTGTTCATCAGACCTGTTCCAATTCCTGAACCTCGCATGTCTTTGGCGACTGCGACGCTGTACACATAAGGTACGTCGTTGGGATACGTAACAATGACGTATCCGTTTATCAAAGTGCTTCCGGGGGAGGAGTCTACCCAGCAGTGTCCTGCTCGGATGGCTTCTAGGATGTCCTCGTCTTTGCCGGTGAACTCAGATCTCTGCAGCTCTAGGATCTGAGGGATATCCGCCTCTGTGTGATAGCGAATCATCCGTTTCTCTGCGCCGCTGCTTTCTCTTCCGCCTTGCGATTCAGTTCCTCGACCTTCTTGCGGAAGCCGGGTTCGTGCAGCAAGCGGTGTTTGTATTCGTCTCCTGGCATGACGTCTATGGCTTCCTGCCCGTACACAGTACGATCAGGGCTGATCTTGACCTTGTTGCCGTGCTTGTCCGAGGTTGTCCGTCCCGCGATCACGTATACAATATCACTTCCTACAGTGCGCACGGTGCCTACGTCGCTCGTATTGTCGCGAGTCAGGGCGGTCGTTATGCGCTGGAACTCCTGCGGCTCCTCCACGGGCGGCACGACTACCGGCGCTTCGACGGGCGTTGGTCCGTCAATGAAGGGCTCTCGTCCTGCAACAACTGGTGGAGTGATCGGAGTAGAAGACGGTCCGAGCATGATGTCTTTGTTCTTCTCGAAGGCTAGCTTCCAGTTCTCCGCTTTTGCTTGAAGATTGTGCTTTGCCATCCATCCTGCAAGGATGTTGAAGTTGGTCGCACACCCGTAATACTCGGGCGTCGAATTGATGAACGTGATTGCCTCGCGCTCGATCTCTGCTTCGGTCATCTGATTCTGAAGCGTGTTGAAGGCGTCTACTTGGTCCTCAGGAGCGACGCCGTAGCGTGCCTGCGCCCAACGATCCAGAGCATCTTCAATCTTGTCCGGGTCCTGCATGTCGCGCGCCATCTGATACTTCTCGTCGGCGGTGAGCTTGCGGGAACTGAGGGTCTTGCCCTTCGGAATTGTCGGTACCTCTTCGGAGATTGTGTCATCGTCAGGGATGCCTAGGCGAATCTTGCGAGTCTGCTCGCGCAGCTTGCGCAGGATCAGAGTGTTCTGTTCGATCATCTTGTCGAACTTCTCTTGGTCCGTGCGGAACTTGATCACCTGTTTGTTGCCGATGGGATGCCCATCTTCGTCGGTTGGCTGCCATTCGTAGCGCTGCTCAGGAAGCTCGACAACTACAGGAGCCTCTACGGGGGTTTCAGCGTCTGCTGAAACTGGCACTTCTAGTGAAACTGGGGTTTCTGACATTAGAATGGGCTCTCCTCAAAGCCGTCTTCTACTAACTCTGCCTCGCCGAAAAAGCTCGGCAAGTCGTCGATTTCTGGTTCTTCCTGGTTCGGGTCGTATGTTTCGCCCATGTCCAGGATCTCGGTCGGGTCGGCTGGGCCGTTGTCCGCGAGTCCGATGCTCGTGTGCAGTGAAACGTAAATGTTAAGACGCTCTACGCAAGCCTGATAGAACTGCCCGGCAGCGTGCATCTTTGCGTGTCGCGCGAGGACCATGTCCTTGTTGCTGTTGTCCACACTCGACAGGTCGATTAGGAGCTTGTCCAGCTCCGACATGAAAATCTTGTGAACCACCGCGAATCCAGGTGTGTAGAAGATGCTCGCCAGATTGGCGATCTCCACAGGGTCCGGCTGGAACTCGGGATTGAATCTTGGTTTTGTGTCCAAGTCTCCTCCTCAAGAAACCGGGTAGACATTGAGCGGTCTACCAGCGCGGTGTTGCATTACTCGTTGAATCCCAAGTCGGATAGAGGATTTCCAAATCCCTCATCCCCTTGTTGAGACGGCACGATTCCAGCCAGGATCTGATAGGCTGTCGTCGGGTTGTCGTCGTGCACAACGTCGGCGTAGGCTGTCTGCAGTATGCCCGGAGGCGGTGGCGTCAGACCGTAGATCAGATCGTGCATCGCCTTCGACTTCTTGTCGGAGATGAACTGATGCTGATTCCACACGTCCATGTCCTTGGTGGGCATGTCGGCGTAGCCTTGGAACTGATCGACCAGTAGGCTGATCGCGCTTACGATGTCGTCGTGCTTGTCGTCCTTGGTGCCGGTGAATAGTTCAAGCTCTTCGTAGATGTTGTTAAGACCCTCACAGCCCTTGGAGAAGAACATGCGATCATCGACCAGGAGTCGAATGACCGGCTTGGCCTTGGCGGCTTTCGCCGTGGCCTTGCTGCCCTTGCCGAGGGATACGAAGCTGATCGGAACACTGACCTGGAGCTTCGCCATTTCGCGGCGAATTTCCTTGCCTAGCCAGCCGACCCCAACAGACTCTTCGATTGCGATCTGCTTGGGCTTCCACTGATGCGCCACGCTGGCGATCATCTTTGGAAGGTCGTCTTCATTCCAGCGTCCGCGCTTCATGTTGATGATGTAGAAGCGTCCGCCGTAGATGATGGCGGTCATGATGACCGTGTAGTCAGCCCATGGCTGTGTCGAATAAGCTGTATCAACAGCTGTTACGATCACGCCGTTCTGGGGCATTTGTCCGGAGTCCAAGGTCTTGCGGACCAGGAGATCTCGCGGGAATCGAATCTTGTTGATCTTGCGCGGATTGTTCAGGAACTTGATGGCGAACCCGATTGGGTCAACCTTTTCGTTCATGAGCCATTCGTACGTCAGCCTCTCGGGGAACCAGTAGATGTAATCATCTGCTGTCATTTCCTCTTCAGACTTGTGCTTCGCTGCTGGCTTCGGCCACCAACAGGCACGCAGGTAGGTCTTCACCGCGATGTTGCTGTTGAACTGTCCGGAATCCACCGAGCCCTGTACCAGATGCTGTTTGCCCTGGATAATGGCTTGGGTCTCTTCGTGCTTGATCGTGTTGCCGTAAAAGTCGTGCTCGTCGTACCACGTTCCGATCACGTCGATGAAGCCTTCGGGATTCAACATACCTCGGTTGACTGAGATCTGATGGTTTACCTTTGCGATGGCTTCCGGCGTGTTAACGTTCTGGTTGTGTACGACGTCGTCAAGCTTCATGACTCCGAAGTGGAATCCTGACAAAGCCTGCTCGATAGATGCTGCCTTAACTGTGGGCTCTCTGTCCCCCATGGCGGCGCGCGCCGGGGTGTCCCATTCTTTCTCTTTTCCCTCGGTCGGCGCTGAGCAGTGTTCTGGGAACAGAATCTGCAGCATACTCGGGGAGTAATCCCCGGTATTCTCATCCATGATATCGTTGGGAAGGTAGATCGGCTTGCCCTTGGCGTCCGTCTCATTCGACGTGCGCAGGACGAAATGCTTCTTTACCTCGCTGACGAATGTCGTAGCCAACGGGATGGTACCGGTCATGACCAGGATCGAGATCTCTGGCCAACAAAGCGCGTATTGGACACAGTCGATGATATCAATCGTCGATTTGAATCCGTTACGCGGAACCAGGAGCAAGCGGCGCTTCAGGTCCGAATACTGCTTCGCGAACTTCTTGAAGTTCAGGAAAGTGGGATCTTTCTGCACAAAGAACTCGTTGCAAATATCCTCATGCGTGTAGAGGGTGGTGTCCTTGCCCTTCTCGCACATGTGGCAGAGAAAGTACAAATTCGTTTGCGCCAGGAAGCGAAGCTCGACAAGCTCTCTGAAGTGGTCTCTGGTTACGTTCCAGACCTCTCCGTTACGCTCTATCTCTGCTTGGTAGCTGGCGATGACACGGACCTGCTGATGCTTGGGGATGCGCTCGAAG